AGACGACCAGCACCAGACTGGTACACAAAAGCCTTTACAAACTAACAAAAATATAGTAGCACTTTCTTTAATGTTAGTGTTGTTTCAGTTTCGGAGATATGGATATTATGCTAAAGGTCTCGTGAAAGCTGAAAACTTAGACAAAGCTGCAGAGGCTCTGTGGAATGAGCCGGTAGGAACATTTCGATGGGTTGACGAAAAAAATTATTTAAGTCACTCTGCAAACACATTAACAGTAGAGGAGTATAAAGATGAGCACGGCTCTGATGGAAAAATTGAGTCAAAAGCGAAATCTGGAAGCTAAATGGGCTTCTGAGTTTATTGCAAATGGCTCGGTAACTCTTGAAATGGTTAATATGAATAAAAAGATTGAAAAACTTGCTCAAGAGATAAAAGAAGACAGCGAAAACAAATAGTTTTTGTTGTACAGATTAATTAAAATCTAATACCATATCACTATGGCTAAAGTACCTATTTCACGTCTAAACACTGCACCAAAAGAGTATGAAAAAATTGATTTTGATCAATTGATTGAAGACTTACAAGATATGGTCAAAATACTCAATTCTACATATCCGAAAGATATCAATGACGAAGAAGGTAGGCAAAATTGGTTTTTGATGAGAGGTAATTAGATGGCAAATATTTATAAAAATGCTTTTTTAGATTTAACGACAGCAAATACAACAGTTTACACTACTCCTAGTGATAGTAGAGCTATAATTCAAAACATACAAGTTGCTAATGATACTTCAAATAATATAAATGTTGACGTCTTTGTACATGATTCAAGCGCAAGTAGTAATCACGAAATTGCTCATGATCAGTTAAGTACGAAAGAAACAATCAACTTGGCGAAAGGGCCGGTGATCCTTGAGGAAAATGATTATCTTTTTGCAAACGCAGGTGCCAATGGTTCTGCTCATTTAACTCTTGCAATACTAGAAATAAATAGGAACGAGCAGTAAAGATACTTGTAATTTTTTCTTTAATTATATAATATAAGAACGAAATTTCATGATATTTCTTTTTAAAGACGCTTTATTCGTAATTATGTTGATATGTTTAATTTTATATCTTCATTAGTATATATAGGAAATATTTTTCAAAAATTATTTTTCAATCTCAAAAACAGCCAATACCAATACCTTTTCGACTATTATTCAATACTATCAATACTTTTTACAGGTATTGCCTCTACTTTTTATGCCAATACCGCCAATACCCGAGACTGCCCGCAAGGCTAAGTTTAATTGTTTTATTTTATAAAATGTTGTATATATAGTAATAACAGTTTAATAAAATAATATTAACTAGAAAGGAGAAAGCATATGTCTATCAATTTGGCTACAAAGCAAAAGGTTACACCTAAGACTAAACCTGAGGTTGTTAAACCTAAAGCTAAGAAAAAACGTGTTATGGACCCGAAAGAGTTCAAAGGCACTTACAAATATGATCGTGACGCTAGAATTCAAATTTGTGTACCAAAAAATCCTAAGAGAGAAGGCTCTGGTGGTTACAAAAGATTTGAAATTTATAAATCTGGTATGAGAATACGAGATTTTTTAAAGGCTGGTGGAAAAACGATAGATTTAGATTGGGATAGAGAAAGAGGCTTTATTGCAACAGAAGATAAAGATAAATCTGGCTCTGCGTCTAAATCAGAGAAAGCTACATTTACTCTTAAATAGTTGTATCTTTGCTATTCGAGTAAATTATTATATAAAAGTTACCGAGAGTTTTTATCCTTGAGTTCTTATCGTTTGCTCTCGGTAACTAGAAAGAGAGAAAAATATGAGAAAAGTAAGTGATGTTGTTGCTTCTTCTTGGATAAAGAGAGCAAAGAAAGAAATGTCTGCTAAAGAGTATTTTAAATACTTGAAAGACTTTAAGAAAGACACAATAATTTATAAAGCTGAATACGAACATGATACGCCTTGGATATCTAAATTTATGAAGATATTTAAAATTTGTATTCTATGTAGAAACTTCTTTTTAGGTTGGGGTAATAATCCTGAACCATTGAGTAATACTGGCGAATGTTGTAAAAAGTGTGATGACGAGAAAGTAATACCAGCAAGAATGAGTAGAATATATGGAAAAGCGAATTAAAGTAAAACATTGGGTAAAGACACCAGCAACTGTTGAATTAAAGGTTGTTGATAAAGAACTTTATGAGAAAAGTAAAGATGAATTAAAACATACTTTACTCAACGATAATGATGGTGTTGCTCTATTAGATAGTGATTATCTTGAAGATTATGGCTTAGAAAGGGTAGACGAAACTTTTGAGGAAGATATAGTCAATAGAGAAATACACGATGTAGATGAGATTACTGATGTTTAGAATCATTATAATTTTGATTTTTATGAGTTTATTATTCATAGTTTTAAACGGTTGTTCAAAGAAAGATTATAATTTGAATCCTTGGACTACTGTACTTGAATTAGTAATAAAGGAGAATAAAAATGGAATGGACAATAAGTGAAATAGTTATAATTTCTTTGTTTACTGGATATTTTTTACTTTTTAAAATCTAGTATTAATAGAAAAACGAAAAGGAGAAAATATGGAAAACTTATTCTTAATTTTTGGTCTAGCTTTCATAATTGCAGGCGTATCTCTGTATATTATTTATGTAGTTGAGACTAGAAAACTAGATAGGAGAGAAAGAGAACTTGATAAATCTTTTAGAGAAAACTCTTTGAAAGGCTGGAAAGAATATGAGTAAATCTTTAATTTATCGAGGCTATGATATTATCTTTACCAAAGAAGGCTATAAGATAATGCTTAATAATGTTTTCATTCTTGAAAAGACTAGAATGATAGCGTCAGAAGGAACTATCGAATATCTTGCTCGTTGCGATATCGACAAGATTAAAAGAGAACAAACTAAAGTTGATGAAGCAAGTATTCAACGAGTTGACGCACAAGTGAAAGGACCAAACTATGGCAAACTCTAAATTTATTAAATTGCAAAAATTTGGTAGACCACCAGAACCAGGTATGCTTGGCTTTGAAAAAAATGGTGTTCTTATAATTAATCCAGATAAAGATGAGAAAGGCGAAAAATCTGTTGATTATAAAGATTACTATGGATTAACTAAAGATCAAGCAGAAGAGATGAGAAAAGAAAACTGTAAAGGTATACCATCTTAATTCGTTATTTTGTTTTATAAGGTTATAAATTTTTTATTCTTATTTATTAACTAATTAATAAAAAAGGAGTAAATATGAAACTATTAGGACTAAAGTTAAAAGGATATATCGTAGTAGATAAAGATGGTAACAATCTAAAAGACGAAATCAAAAACGATCCGTTTAGTAGAATTTTAGTGGATGGAAATTTAGATTATAATTTCGACACTAAAACAAATAGATATTTAACATATCCATTTTATATAGATAAACAAACAGCAGACGATTTTCGAGATTGGTGGCAGGGTAATTGTGGAGAGATTGCTGAAACAAAAGAAATAGAAATCACAATAAAATAGATAATTTACATTCATAAATTAATCGTTATATTAGGATAAATATGGCGATAACTTTAGACCAAATTCATCAAACTAACGAAGCGACTTTATCCTCAATGGAAAAAAAGTTCTGTGAGGGAATAGCACAAGGAAAAGGTAAGAAACAAGCGGCTGTTGACGCAGGTTATTCTGAAACATCCGCTCACGTTCAAGCTGCCCGCAACTTAAAGAAAGATAAAATTATCCAGTATATTGATAGATTACGTGCTGATACTAGGCGCTTGACAAGTGAATCTGTGTCAAAAGAGGTTGAAAAGCTTGACACTTTGTACAATGAGGCTAGAGACAAGAAACAATATACAGCAGCAGTTAATGCGATAAGGTTGAAGTCTCAGCTTTTGGGGTTCCTTGTTGAGAAGAAAGAAGTGCAACACTCAACCCTTGACACTATGACCGATGATGACCTGGCCAAGTATCTTGACTCAATCAAACAAGAACACAATATCAATTGACGGCGGTTGCTTGCTGTTGATTGATTGACACAACAACATGCCGCATCAGTCATTGACATTGACACACGGTTGATCCGCCTTGATCCTAGAGCCTAGGTGCTCCGCACGGATCAGCAAGGATCAATAAAAAAGAAAAAAAGAGCTTTTTCCTCAAAAACAGAAATATTTAAAAATTTAAATTTTTAACGTATCTAAATGATATAATTAGAAATATTAATAATTATTATTAATTATTTTAAGAAAGGTTTTATATGTTTTTTATATTAAATAGCGAGTCAAGAATAAGTTTCGTTCTACTTTTGTTCTTATTTACTTTTAATCTATTTTAGTTTAAATTTATCGTATCTTTTAAATTTAAATCTAAAAATAATTTTTAGAGTTTAAAAGATAGAAAGAAGAAAATAGTATGAAAAAAGACGATAAGAAAAAAAGCGATTTAAAAGAAAATAAAGTCGCTTTATCTTTTAGAGAGTACGAGAATAAAAAAGTTTTATTCAGACTCTTTAATACTAAAAGAGAAAAAACGAAATCTTTTAATATTTACGAAAAAGCGAGATTTTCGACTAATATAAAAGAAGCGTTTAATAATGATTATCGGAAAGTGGATATCGAATACGATACGACTAAAAATAATCGATTTAAAAAAGTAAATCTATTAATAGATTTAAATTCTTATTTAGATAAGAATAAAAAAAATCTTTATTTAGATTTAATAGAGAGTAATAAAATTTTCGTAAAAGAAAATAATATTACTAATAAAGAAATAATTAATAATATTTCTTATTTCGAAAAAAGAATTAAAGAGTTAAACTAACTCTTTTTAATTATTAGAGAGAGCGAGATTAATTTCTCGCTCTCTTTTTTTTACTTTTTTTTAAATATTCTTTTTAAAAAATTCGATTAAGTTTGACTGGAAAAAAACGAGAAAGTTTGCGGACGTTTATATACTTACTAGAGTCCAAGAGCTAGTATAGGTGTAGAATGACCGGTATCTATATAAATTTTGTAGAAAAAAATTTTGTTTTATATTATATCTTTACAATGGCATTTTTAAATAGTAGCATTCCACCTATATATTGTAAAATAAGAACGGAGTATTTGTATGATCTCAATCCAAAGTATAAAGGACAAAGCAAAGACTGTGTTATCTTCGGCCTTACAAGTATTGCAGGCCGTGCGATCCTTTTCAACATTATGCTACCCAATGGTGCGTGCTTTTGGCGACTGCCTATCTCAGCGTTTTTCAACCAACGTAATGATCGTGCCGAAGTGCCTGATATGCCAGAGGACCAGCTCGAATTGTGGAATAGTTTTGATTATTGGCATAGTGTTAATCACTTTGCTTTTTTAACAGGACAACGAGGAAAATTTCTTGGTAAAGACAAAAAATTCTATTCTGGTGAGTATCTATTTACCGTTGATTGGTGCCATGCTGATCCCAATCTACTTGATACTGATCATTCTGAAATTCCTCAAGAGCATAAGTGTGCTCACATCTTGGAACTTGACAATGGTAATTTCGCTGCTCAACCAAATAACAGGATATTATGGAATGTTAATTCGTTCACAACAAAACGAGAGTGGCCAGACTACAAAGTCCAAACATCATACTGGAACGTAGAAAATAAAGATTGGAGAACTGATGATACTGATCGTTTCTTCTACGAAATAGAAGAAAAGAAAAAATAACTTTTTTGTTTCAATCACCTTTGATCCACGGTACATTCCACTTATGACAATATCAATCTTACTTCCTACCCGAAAAAGAATATCCCTCTTGAAAAAATCAGTAGCTTCTCTCGTAGATAATGCAAAAAATCCAGAGAAGTTACAATTTCTTTTCGGTGTCGATGACGATGATCCAGGAACACTAGAACACTTGAAGCGAGAAAAGTACCCGAATAAGACAGTCTTAAAGTTTAAACGTGCAGGGTACGAAAATTTACATGTCTATAATAATTCTCTTGCAGCTTATGCTCAAGGAACATGGATCATGTTTTTTAACGATGACGCAATCATGAAAACCAAACACTGGGATAGTAAAATTGAAGAAGTAAAAACTTTTAGTGTTCTACGTGTTCAAGAGCAAACAGGCCACCCTTATTCTATCTTTCCAATTTTTCCATGGGATTGGTTTCGATGTTTAGATCATATTAGTTTACATGGACAAAATGATGCGTGGGTCTCAGAGATTGCTTATATGTTAGGTATCATGAAAGATGTCGATATAGAAGTGACTCATGATCGTGCTGACATTACTGGTAATAATAATGATACAACTTTTCAAGAAAGAGTTTACAAAGAAGGTAGCCCAAACAAACCTGGAGACTTACATCACGTAGATATGTGGAATAAAAGAACAGGTGATGCTTCAAAACTTGCTTGGTATTTAGATAAGATAGGACAAAAGTCTGTACATTGGGAAAGAATAGTGCGAAAAGAAATACCACCACTACATGGTCTCGCAGATAAATTTGATGCGTATCGACAAAAAGGTGGAGTAGGAGCAGGCAAACAAGATGCAAGAATTCCAAATAAGGGAGAAGTTAAAATCAGCTATAACGATTTATCAAAAGACAAGAGATAAACGTGCTGCTGATGTTATCGAACATCTTACCAAAATTTTATCAACTGCAAAATCTCGTAAAAGTTTATTAAGTTATGCTAAACATATGTACCCAGGATATAAGGATCCTGCTCATATACAA